CACCAGAGCTTCACGGCCCCGTCCAGTGTGTCGATGCTCTGCACCTTGGACCACGCATCGGCGTAGAGCTTATTTGCAGCGTTGTCGCTCCCCGGCAGGATGTCCGCCACGGGGTTGTCTGCCTCCAGCATCCCGGCAACGGGTACCTGCTGATAGTAAAAGCTCCCGCTGGCCGTCCACGATACCGGCACGGTCGCCGTCATCGTGGTGGTAGTTGCCGCCCCGATCTGTGCCGGGGTTAGCGGATCGCTGCCGCCCGTCGCGTGGCTCAAAGCGTGGGAGCTTGCGGCATAGGAGGAACTATCCGTAAATGCCGCGCTGCCAAGACTCGCAAGCCATTTTTTCACTTTGCCAAACAAAACGGCCAGCGTTTCTCCGGACTGAATCTCCGCACGAGCCTCCGCCTGAGTAAATGTAACCGTATTTCCGCTGACCGGATCATCGACACCGAGATAGAGCGGATTGCCAGATGCGTTAAATGTAATGTTGTCGGTCTCCTGCGTTTTAATAAGCAGTTTCAGGCGTTCATAGATAACGGCACCGTTTGCCCGCGTATCCAGAAATTCGCATTCTTCCCCGGCGTTGTCATAGAGATACAGCCCTTCCTGGCTGGTGTCCGGGTCCACGCCCATTAAGCCGAGCTCCCTATAAGAAAAGCCTACCGTAAAACTGCTGTTGTCCAGTGTGGCAATGATTGCCGCTACCGCACCCCCGTCTGTCAGCTGCTTCGCATCAATGAGCATCGAAAACCGCTCACTTACCAAGGCGGTGCGATTTACCATGGAGCCGTTCCCCAGCAGGCCGTCACCGATTACCACCCGCGAGAGGTGCAGGCCCTTGCCCAACTTACATTTAGCGTCTAGATTCTGGCCGAACGTCGTGAGTTTTAAATTTGTAAATGCCATATTGTCACCCCTGGCTGATTGTCATTTGCCGCCCGATCACCCGGACCGTGCCCTGGTAGATCGTTGCGGTGTATCGTTGCTCCTTTGAAACTGTAAGCAGGGCACCGGCGGGCTTGATCTTATTGAGCTCCTTCAGGAGCAGTGCCTGATCGTCGAGTACTATCTTTCCACCAATGAATTGCACTGTGGCCTCAGCCCACTTCGTCGGGTCCGTGTTCCGCTCAATTGAAACATTGTCGTATCCAAACGCTTTTGCGACGTAGAGGATCGCCTTGTTGGTTCCCGCTTCGGAGGCAATGATATATTTCATGGCCAACCGTATGCGGTAGTTATTGACCGTCTCGCCCTTCAGGCGGACCATGCCCCGATCCAGCCCGTGCAGCTCTAACAAAGGTTCGCTTGAGCTGGCGATCATCGACTCTGATCGGACGCGGAAAACATCCTGCTTTGTGTCATCGAAGAGCTTCCCGATCACGCTGAAGAAGATCGCCCACTGGTTAATGCTCTTTTGTACCTTCCTCAGCGGGGCAAACAGGAGGGAGTACATATAGTCACCGAAATTGCTGGCCATCCTATACCTCCTGAATCGTGACGGTGATGGTGCCGGGAACGATCACAATGTCGGTGGCGAGAATCAGATCGTCCGCTGGGGCCGTCACCTTGACATTCACAATGGATGTGATGTCCCGCCGAATCGCATAGATCAAATCGGACTGCAGCAGTTCGTTCAAGTTCCGGTCCTTGGAGATTTTCATAATGGACTGGATTGTTGCTGTAACACGATCAGCCAGGCCGTCCGTGTTGGTTCCTGCTGCCACCGATACTGTTACGCCTATATTGGTCGAGGAAATGGTGGAGCTCTTTACCAGCACATCATCATAGGGCCCCTTAATCTCATCCGCAGCCGCTGAAACCAGAGACAGCAGTTCCTCCGTAGCCGCGCCCGTTGTGGAGGTTACGATGATGTCAATAGTGCCCTGTCCTCGTGGGTGCTGGTCATTCACCCGGACAAAGAGCACACCGGAGACTGCCTCGCTGGCGTTCTTGTATTTCTGTGCAATCGGCATCGTGGCCACGTCCGCCCAGGCATTGAGCAGCCGCTCCCGCAGAGACTTATCATCCTCAATGTCACTGCCTTCCCGCGTGATCCAGCCCGTGCCGTTGGTAATGGTGTCGATCCCGCTGATGAATGTCAGGCTCTTTGTAATCTTGCCTATAGCAACGTTGTAAAGGACGCCCTCTTTTTCGGCCTCGACAGGGACATCCACGCTGAGAGAGCCTTGCGGCAGGACCGTGTTCGCGGTAGCGAAGAAGCGCAGCTCCGTTCCGTTGATGTCCTTCTCCGTCTTGAAAATACTTCCCGCTGGGATCGTGACGGCCACACCGTCTGCAGTTCGGCTCACGGTCACATTGCCTTGGGTCTTGACCGCAGCCTTACGCTTCTTGGAGAAGTCCGCCGCCTTCAGCTCCAGCCATACGCCCGTGGCGCTGGAAACGAACATATTACTCAAGACGCTCCGGAGCAGCTGCACAAGCTCAATCCGAATCCGGAAAGCGATCATCAGGAGTGTGTAGAACACGCCGCCCGAGTTGAAGTTCGTGATCGCAAAGCCTTTTGCCTGAAGCTCCGTTTTGGCGTCCTCCATCAGATCGTTGATGTCGGGTACCGGAAGGATCTGATCCAGGATGCTAGAATCAATTGCCACTGCTTACCACCTCCACACTGATAGAATCAATTACGATGGTGAGGTCCCTGGTCTCCGTCTCATCCGTAAACCGGAAGGAGCAGTGGAGAAGGAAAGCGTCGTCGCTGTAGTCAACACTGACCTCAATCGAATCGGAATCAATAGCCGTCCGGCTTTGCAGGCCGGAACGTGCCCGCTGCATGATCTCCAGCCGCGTCAGGTCGTCATCCTCCGACCGGATAAAATCATAGAGGCTCCAGCCCCAGTCAAGGTCATAGAACAAATCGCCTTTCTGGGTAACTGCCTCCAGAACAATAGACTGATAAAGGCAATCCGCGCCGGAGCACAGGGGGGCATCGCCGTCCGCACCTTGCGTGAGCTGCCCGTCGTCATCCAGTCGGATGTCCGTATCGGTTAGGCCGGTCATAAGACCACCTCCCCGATGATAATGGGTTCCACGGTGTTGAAGGCGAAGCCGATCGCCACGGTGGCCCCGGCGCTGAGCTGCAGCTTTGAGCGTACCGCCGGGATTTCCGGATAGTTCTCATCCGCGTTTCCGAACTGATCCAACACCCGGAGGGAATACTCAAACCAGTGAGCCGTCACGCTCCCGGCATACGATGTCCCGGATTCAGTGCTTGTAATCTGAAGGTCGGTGAGGGTGTATGTATCAGAGCGCATCTTTGCGGAGGTAACGGACGCATACACGATGGCAGGCCGTTTCAGGTGCGGATACAGCTTTTCAACCACGTTCTTCACAAACTGTTCCAGGTCTCCCATTTGCTCCTCCTTCAGCTGAAATAGATATATGTGCGAATAAACCCGGCATCGTTGGTGGAGAAGACCACCTTCGATACTTCAAACGTTCCGGTCACCTTTGGGTGTGTGACGGCGATCTTGTGGGAGTGCTTGACGAATGGGGCCGAAACCGTCTCAATGATCCACACGCCGCCGGATCGCTCCAGGCTCAGGATGTTGACTCCGTACTCAAAGGCATAGACCTTTTCCTGCTTCGGCGCTGTTCCCCAGTAGAATGTACCGTCCGAGAAAAAGAACTTACTCTTAAGGCCCCAGGCAGCATTGACCGCGTCGATTGCCTTGACGCCGGACAGGCCGCAGATGGGGACCCGCTTCCGCTCCGGGTATACCTGAGATGACAGGCTCATGTCTGCGATGCCCGCCAGTGACAGGAAGTGCGCGATCATCTCCTGGGGCGTTGTGTTGAGATAAGTGTCATTGATCGTGAGATCCTCCAGAAGCAGCATAGCGTCTTTCAGAATGATCTCGTCGGCGCTGGCACCGGTGCTGTATGGCTTTGCAACATAGCCGGAAAAGGTCTCATCATAGACGTTGTTATAGCCGAGCTCAATGGACGCCGTGGCCTTCTTAACCAGGGATATCTTCTCCTGATACTCTTCCGTGAATCGGATCTTCGCCCAGTCAAAATAGGAGTCCTTTGAAGAATGAATCTCAACCTGAATCCCGCGATCGAAGGTATAGCTTCCGGCATGAGCCGCGATTTGCGGGTAGTACAATTCCGTGATTTCCATACTGTCAGCCTCCTTCAGTAAGGCATCTGTGCGACGCTGTTGAGAGCAGCCGATGAACTGGCATCATCCACAGCCGGAGATTGCCCGCGCTTGGTTGTGAGATAAGATTTGTAGTCTGCAGTCAGATTGCTGGATGCGCTGCTGGAACTGCTTGAGGAACTGGATTTCTTCGCAGCCTTGATGGTCTGGGGAACGTATTCCCAAAATTCAAGGGTAACCGCGAGCTGATCTCGTTTGCTTTCAACCTTGTGGGTCAGCCCCTTAAATAGCACCTTGCTGATCCCATGCGCAGCGGTGTCCTCATTCACAAAGGAAATCGGCTGGGGGACGGTCTGCCCGGACTTTCTGAAGAGAGTCCGGACGACCGCCAGCCGCTGATACTTGGTCTGCGTGGCCGTATTGTCGAGGATGAGCTCAACGTTGATCTTCGCATCCTCGTAGCCTGTGGCCTGCTTAGGCTTTGTGGAGCTGCCCTCCACGGTCTGCTCATCAATCTGCGCCGACTCCACGACCTCGATGCTTTTGACGACGCCGGGGAGGACGACCCCATTCACTTTGATGCATTGGTCTTCAAGGAATATCATAGCCGTCCTCCCTCCGTTAAGCCGGTTCGGGACTCGGATCGTCCGAGTCGCTGTCGTTTCCGTTGGTATAATCCTCAATCTCCGCCAGGAGCTTGAGCAGCTGCTTCAGGTCCTTAATCTGCTTGAGGTCCACCGGCATGAGTAGCTTCTGAATAATCACACGTTTGCCGCCGGATATGCTATCCTTCGTTTTATCGGTATCCGCGTCCTGATCGTTGCTGCTGCCGAGCCGAACCTTCTTAACAGGCTCACGGTCCAGCGCGGTCTTTGCCTTACTCAATCCCCTCTGGATTGCCTGAGCCGGTGCGGCCTGTGCCAAGGATACGCCCTGTGCGTAGGTGGTCATGGTCTTGCGGCCTGAGAGCGTCAGGGTGGAGAGCGGGCCTTCCTTGGCATCGGAGTGCGGGAACAGGTTCCCGATCTTCCCGAAGATGCCCTTCACTGCTTCGATTGGCTTTGACGCCACAGACTTGATTCCGTTGACGAAGGTGGTGATGAGCCGCTTTCCGGACTCACCGAACCACGTGATTTTCCCGCCGATCCATGTGATAATCCCCTGGAAGCCGGTCTTAATCCAGTTGACGCCTGCCAAAATGCCATTGCAGCAAGCGTTCCATGCCGTTTTCAAAAAGGCTGTTACTGCGTCCCAATGCTTATGTAGAAGAATGATAACCGCAATTAAGGCTATAATACCGATCACAATCCATGTGATGGGGTTTGCGAACAGCGCAGCTCCGAACTTGCCGATTGTTGAAATTAGACCTGGCAGTGCGCCCGCTGCCTTCTTAATTGCGTCCATGCCAAACATTCCGAGTAGTCTGACAGTATCAATTGCACTTCGAATGTTTTTAACCACATTTAAGAAGCCCTTAACAAACCCAGCAGTCTTGGTGAATATCAAACCAACGCCACCGACTACGGCAATGGTTGATCCGGCCACCGTCAGAAAACTGCCGAGGCCAAGAACCACGAGCATGATGACTTTCACGAGCTGCTGGTTGTTCTGGACCCACGTTCCAAACTGTTTGAGACCCGCTGCACCTTTTTCCATGAGGCTGCTGATTGTTGGGAGGAGCGTATCGCCGATGGCTTCTTTAACATTCTGCGCCTGCTGCTTCAGTACCTGGAACCGCTGCGGGTCCGTGGAGTTGATGGCATTGGCCATGTCCTTTGTAACTTGGGTGCCGGAGCTGAGCGACCCGTACATATCGACGATATTGTTCTGCAGGTCGCCGGTCTTGCTGTACATGAGATCGATCAGGGAAACCGCCTCGGTATCACCGAATGCTTCCTGCAGCTTCATCTTCTCCGCCGCATCCATGGTCTCTCCAAACTTGCCTCGCAGCTTGGCCATGATCTCCGGCATACTCAGAAGCTGATTGTTGGCGTCGGTAAATTTAAGCCCCAGCTCCTCGCCGCCCTTTGCTGCCGTGCGGAGGAACGCCTTATACTTGGTGCCTGCCTCCTGGCCGCTCATCGTGGCCTGCAGCATACCGAGAATCGAAAGCTGCTCTTCAAGCGGGACCTTAGCCGTAGTGGCCGAAGCACCCAGCGTCTGAATAGAGTTGGCCATGCCGGAGCCGGTTGTCTTAAATTGCTTAACGCTCTGAGCGATGCCTGCTGAGAACATCTGCCCAAATTGGAGATCGCTGAGATCGCTGTAATAACCCTTGTAGATGTTGTATCCGGAGGCAAACAGCGACGTCATTTCTCCCGCCGTGGACTTCGTGGCCTTTGCCGTCAAGCTTGCCAGATCGGTCATCTGCGCAACGCCCTCATCCGAGAGCGTCGCAATGCCGCTCTTGATGTCGTAGGCAGCGCTGATGAAATCGGACTTCGTGGTCCCGGCCCATGTATCTGAGAATTTTGTGGCGGCGTCTTCAATGGCTCCGAGGTCTTTCACACCCAGGGAAGAGAGCTCACCCAGAGCGTTTTGTGTTTCAAACGTCGCCCCCACCGGCGCAAGTGCTGCGTCTGTGATCTGGGCTCCGATCCCGGCCATGGCTGCCCCCGCCTTAGCAGCATTCGCAAAGGACTGGCTCAAGCCATCAATTCTGGAAATGGAGCTGTCGGTGCTGGCTGTAACCTTTGCCATAGGCCCAGTCAGGTTGTCGATCATACTCATGATAAGGGACAATTTGAAGACGGATTCTAAACCCATGCTTGCTTTTCACCTCCCATTGTGATATTTTGGAAGAAAAGAGGAGGCGCTGATGATGATCATTTTCTGGGTAATGCTGAAGGTGCTTGTGTTCGCGCTTTGCCTGGGTGCAGGGCTTGCAGTTTTAATTTTTGTTCCATTGACTATTTACGCGATTCCTTATTGCTTATGGGTTGGAGGTCAAAACTGCATCGGAAAACAGAAGGATAAAAAGAATGAGGGTTTGCGTAGGACTGTACGAAATGCAACCATACTCTATAAAGCAAAGTTGTCCGGGCAGGAGCCGATCTTTTAAGATCGGCTCTTTTTTTATTCTGAAAACACTTCTGAGATTGCCTGTGCCAAGAGGTTCTGCTCAAGCTCCTGGATGTAACGCGCCTTTGCCACATAACCGATAAACTCGTCAAAATCAACCTTAGTCCGGTCAAATTCCTCTAAGAGAGGAGGAGGGAGAAACCTGTAGATTTCCAGCAGCCCGCTTTCATACAGGCTTCCCTTAATCTCCTCGACCTTCTCCCTTAGAGCTTCTTCAAATTTACCGTGTTGGTCAGCCCCAGAATCTCCGTGAGCCTGTTTCCGATGGTGATGGCAATGCCGGGATTCTCCTCCATATCGGCGATCAGGCGGTCCCGATCCTCTTCGACCACCGCATCCAGCATGAACGCCTTGCTGGCCTTTGTGATGCCCTGAGACGCAGTCTTGATGTAACGGTCATAGCTGGGAACGGACGGACGCTGGAAGTAGTAGGAGTATTCCTGCTCCTCCGTATCGTCCACGGGAACCGTCATGGTTACGCAATAGACCTTCCCATACTTCGCTCTAAGAGCCGCTTCTTTGGATTCCTGTGTGCCGGTTGTCGCCGCCGTGGCGGCGGTGG